GTATGGGTACTGGTAGCAAAGCTAATATTGAAGCTGGTGCTATATCTAGTTTATATACTCAAATAAATCCTCCGGTGGTTCAACCGCCATTGCCTTGGGTAACAACAGGTTCTGTAAGTAATTAAAATAATAACTATTGTATAGTAGTGTTCTAGTTATTTAACAAAGTTATAAACATATGGAAGAACAAAAACAAATTAATTTATCAGATCTCACATTAGTTGAATTGAAAGCTTTTGCTTACGATGAAGTTGTTAAGTTAAACTTTTCACAAAACAATTTGAGAATTATCAACCAAGAACTTTCTGCCCGTCAACAACAAGGTGTGGAAAATGCGTCACCAGTAACAACTGCAACAAAACAATAATATAAGTTATATGCAAAAACAAATATCTGATTTCACCGTGGTTGAATTGAAAAGTTTGGCATACGATGAACTTGCAAAAATCGAATTGGCACAAAATAACATTCGAATTTTGAATCAAGAAATCACCAATCGTATACAATCTCAATCACAACAAACAACTGGTGATTTTACTAGCCCCCCCACCGCTAATACCGAAACCGTTTAAACGGGATCACCATAGATATTGAAGCCTTTGGGTGGTTGTGGTACCACTTCTTCTTCAATAGTCTTAATAGCATACAATTTGCTATCTAGTGGGGCTAGTCTATATTCACACTTGATTTTGGTTTCTTTGAAATAAGATTCAAGCGCTTCAGTGATACTTGGATGAATTATTTTGCGGGTATCATTCACAAGAGTCCATCTATCGCCAGGTGGTACTCTGGTAGCAATTAGTTCATTGTGTTCTGTAATTTTTGTAGCCATAATATATTATCGGGGTTTGACAAAGAATATTTTGTGCATTCCTGTCATATAAAAAGTATTCAAATCCATATTCAACGCTTTACATTCAAGTTCCCCAGGCCAAAAGCCAGTCCATCTAGCAAATTGTTTATCGTGGTCAACACACTCACATCCTAACTTTTGGCCACCACATACACTACATCTTTCAATGTCACACTTTTTTTTGTGTGGTTTGCCAGCAACAACTTTACAACTAAAACAATTGTCTAGTTCCACTTTTTGACACGCTGGAGTTTGTTTCTTTTTCATAATTAACAACAATGACCCTTTTTATCATCTGCGGTAAAACTATTAAGATTGTAGTTACTAGCACGTATATCACGTAGTCCATACAGTTCTCGGTACATATCATATACAATATGATCCAAATCTTTTACTGTCATAGGAATGCTTTTGTTCTTATCTACTTCTTGCATTTTTAAGCAATGTTTTTTGATGATAGAATCAATTTGTTCTTTCATCAATTTTTAATTGTTTTAATGATTTTACCGTCACAATTATAATAAGCCCTATAATAGTTTGTGTGTACTACATATACACTATTTGTGGAGTTTTCAATCATACTATAAGTAATATACTCGTTGTTAATAGAATGCACTCTGCTGCAAGGAGGTAGTGTTTCCAATGCTCTATTATAACTGTATCTCAACAACATTCCACTGGAACATCCAGTACACAATAATGCAATAATTAATAGTTTCTTCATTCTGTTAACTCACGTTCTTCTACTGAATAATTATGACTATCTTTGTACATATCACGATATTTTTCAGCATTTTCTTTCTTGAGATATACCTTTTCAATTGCCAAATCATTACCTCTATATGACATAATTAGATATACCTTAATTTTTGGTGGTTCTACTGTCATAGCAGTCAATAGAATTGCTGCTAAACTACCCAACATAATTTTATTAAAACGATTCATATTTGCTTAGTTTATTTTTATATCTTTGAATTGTAATAAAATCTTCATCCATATGATCATTAGCCTTTACAATCTCACGGCTAAATCGTTCCACTTCATCACATAGATAACGAATATCTTCACACAACTTTGGATCAATTGTGGTATTACAATTTTTTTGTGTAAATTCTCGTAGTCTATCAATTACTATTTTGTTAGTCTTCATTGGTTCTGTAAATTACTTTATCAACAGTAATTCCTTTTTTATGTGACTTGGGACCATACATAGCCCCATACTGATTCTTGCTGTTAATATAAGCCATTAAATCAGTTTTAATGGCCTCTGCATCTACATCGTCAAAATTTGGTGGTAGATTAACTGTTAAATAATATTTTGGATTGCTCATAAATGTTTACCAGTGATGAATGATGTTTGCGATAATAAAGGCGCATGTAATAAAGTTTACCAGAACAATGATAAACCTCAAGGAAAAACTAGCTAGAGCATAATTTACAGGCAATACAGGCACATCTGGCTTACATTCATCTGTATGACCTACACGGTGGTCAATAGTTCTAGCTAACTTCAAGAAAAACTTATTGGTTGTCATCTTTGGTTATAATAAAAAATGCACTGATAATTAGTAATAATCCAATAAAACACAATCCATAATATAGTGTGTCAGTGTTCATATAATCAGAAATCTTACAATCTGTAGATCACCATCTGCATTCTTGGTTTCAAGAATTACATCTGGATTTGGACGATCACAACTAAGATAAACCTTAGCATTAGGAATATTCAATTCCTTGATCATCTTCTTTTCCACTGCGTTTTTAACCCATTCAATAATTTCTGATGTTTTTACAATAGTCATATAATTTAATTTCCCATCCAATTAGTTACATTCTCTGGTCCATTTGGGGTTTGAATACCAATATACTTTACCTTGGTCAAATCCATAGGCATCTTGATGCGTTTCCAATCCCATAGGGATGGTAGATCACTATCATCAACAGCTTCCCATTCAATGTCCAATACAATTCTAGCAGATTTAGTTTTATTAATATTATTCATAACTTTCACGATCAATGTTGGTGACATACGGGAATCTGGGCAGTTCATCTCCAGGTGTAAGGTTAAAATACTTCACCGTAGCACTCTTTCCAATGAGCTTATTTTTATTCTTCAATAGTTGCTTCAAATATTGCCGATCACCCTTAATATTACTGTGGAACTCAATACCTTTATGGTTTTTGAATACCATATGTCCAGCCATACCACTCTTGTTACCTACACCTTCAACAATATCAAGAATAGTGAATTCACTATCTTGAAACTCCTTACGCTTGAGAAGATGTTTGCTTCGTTTGTTCTCATATGGCCCATCGGTACGAACCATCTGACCCTCGTATCCTTCGTCAACATACTTTTCATACAACTCATTTAAATGTGTAATCGTGTCCACAAGGTGAGTCGGAACACGACGAACCACATTGTTATTAACAATATAAGTAGTAATGTCACTATTGCGGTCACTAAAAGTCTTCTGTACAATCCAGTCATAAACCCAGTATTGAATATTCTTTTCACTCTCAGCCAAATCTTCAGCGGTAGGCTTGGTCTTCTTTACCAAACTACAAATAGCATTAAAGTCATTGGCAAACTTATCAGCATACAATTCACCATCAAGAATTGCATTGGGGAACTTGTCAAAGAAAGGTTTCAATGCAACCAGTACGTGAGGAGCTGAAACAATAGGTTTACCATTACGGCTCCACATACCATCACGCTTTACAACACAACGAATACCATCCAACTTGGGTTGACTATAAACTGGATACTTCAATTCATCCTTGTAGTCATCATAGTTCTTGGCCAACATTGGCTCAGTAAATGAAGATTCATCAATGTCCTTGATGTTTTCAAAATAACCACTTTCTTTCTTCTTCTTCCAAGTGGCTTTGGCTTCTTTTACGGCTTGATCTTCAGATGAAGTAGCATTCTTTTTACCTGAATTTTTACCCTCACACAAAGTCCATTCGGTTGTTTGGATTGCTCCATCAATCTGTCCATAGTGAGTACGATACTTGTTACCATCAACCTCAATGGTCCAAGTTTGAATAGCACCCGTATTGGTACGAGCGAATAACATAGGTAGTTTCATATCTTTTATAATATTACCACGGCGCAAGAAAAAAGTCAAGGAGATTTTCATCGTCCTTGACTTTGGTGTGGTTTAAGCTGACACTGTATTGATTTTTGTTTTATACTTATAAACTGCTGTTACGTTTTCGTCTGTCATTACCTTTGACTTAACCAATCCATTGGCCAACAGTTCATATCGCTTCTGACACTTTGGGGTTTCACGACCACGGAGCAACGCTGCGTATGTCATCTTTTTGTCGCCAACCTTGTGGTCAGCTTCAGGATTCTTCTTCAAAAGAGTGTTGATTTCCACAAACTTTTTCAGAAACATATTCACATCCTTGATCTGATTACGATGACGGTGATAAAACACAAACAAGTCAAACACAGTTTGCTTACTTAGCTTCATACTTTCCTTGAAGATATCTTCATTTGGAGCAACCCACGTATTAAAGAATTCATCTACGTCATTCTTAAAACAAGTTGACTTGCTATTTAGCTCAGAGCCAGTTTCATATTCACTATAAAGAATACCATCACTGATGTTCTTCTTGAATCCAAAACTATGGAAGAATGCCATACCAGCAAACTGTGAGTCAATCTTACGACGGTTATAATCCTGTTCTGAAAAGATTGAAAGAATCCAACTACGGGTACTGAAATTCTTGTAATAGTTCTCACCCAATTCCCGACAAATCTTTGAGATGGGACTAATAATAGCGTTACGCTTTTCAGCAGCGTTCAATTCACATCCACTATTTACAGCGATGAAAATGTCACTCAACTGTGAACGAGTAGCCTTGGTATACACTTCCAGTGTAATTGTACGAGTAAGAATAAAATCCTTAACTGATTCGCTTAGATCAGCCCACCGCTGTTCACGCTTGATAGTAAACTTATTGCCTAGATTGTCACAATATGTTCCAGCACGCAATTCCAGTTGGTTAGTAAACAACAATCGTAGGGTAGTAAAACGGTTGTTGCTATCAAGGTTAAGATAGTTAGCTCCCTCGGAAAGCCAATCGGAATAATAGTTGATATCTTCCGTTGACAGTGAATTCTTCCGGCATTCAACTACATCAGCAAAAATAAACTTGCTTGGAGCGATTCCCTTAAATAGCGAATCAAGATAACTGCGTGACTTTGCACCGTCCCAACGTGCAGGACTTTGAAAACTATCGTCGATAAAGACGCTATCGAGAAACTTCTTTACATTGGAGAGTTCCCAGTTTTCAGTTGTGGACTTAATTGTCTTTTCATTTGTACCGATCATATTATTATTTTCCTTTTATTACTGGATTTGGGTTATGACATAATTGTCTAATTAATAATTTTTATCACAGACAGCGTAAGTGCTTTTTGGATTTAAATTAAGAGTTGTGAACCAGTTCCTCACAACAAAATCATCTTAACATTGGTTTCTTTAATTGTCAAGCGGAACGTTGAGCGTCTTCCAAAATTTTTCGTTGAGAATTTTTACAGGTACTTCGTTTTTTAACTCGAAATTAGGATGTTCATACACATAATTGAGCAAACTTTTTGCTGAAATATAAAACAACACCATTTTATCCTCACACAACTTGATACAAAAATACCCACCGTTGTTGAGAACTTCAGCTTTGTCTTCCCAAATCAATTTTTTAAGATTGCCTGATGTATGTCCAAGATAAATTGTATTTGTCGGAGATACACGACGAACGTCTACACGAACGGTGGGATCATCTGTTAATTCAAAATCCCACTTGCTGTTTGCTGGACTCTTTTTGATATTGGTATAACCGCTTTTGGTGGTCAAATAATCCAATATGATTCGTTCAATCAATTCCCCACATCCGCCAACTCTAACTTGATTGTAAACATAGTCATTAATCATCTTGTATCGTTTCAGTTCTTTAAGAGAAATTTCTCCCAGACTATAAACCTCAGATTTGAATTCAATTTTCATTTTTAATTACATCTCCATTAGAATCGCTATACCACACTTCACCCACATTAAATTGCTTGATCACACTTTGACAACCACAACACGGCTTGCTGTTGTTCAACTTGCCAGTTCGATCTACCCTAAGAACAACCATTTTAAAATCCCTAAGATCCTCCTTGCCACTCTTCATACACACACTCAACTCAGCGTGCAAACCAACCAGTTGATGGTTTTTATAATCGTATTTAAGTGTCTCAGGATGACTCTTACAGCTATTTGTACCAATATGTACAATCTTTCCACACTTAATCAAAAAAGCTATATGACTACACCTATGCTCTAGGTTAAGCGGACACATAGCTTTGGCAATGTCAATGGTACGCTTCAAAATCTTACTGTTCATTACTAAATTCATAATACCAGCGACTTTATAAAAAGTCAACAACCTTTTTTATATTTTGAAATTTTGAGGTGGGTATGATATGATATGTTTATGGAAAATCTTTATGTTGAAAAAGTAAACAATTTGACTGCCAAAGAATTGATTGTTAAACATCATTATACACACAAATGGACCATAGCTGAGTTGTGTATAGGAATCTTCGACAAAAGCAAAGGTAGTGTATTTTTTGAAGCGCCTAAGCTGGTTGGGGCGGTTGTATTTGGACCAACTGCTGGTGCTAATGTGGCTAGAAGTGTATCACCTTTACTAAATCATTCCAATTTATGGGAGTTGAAACGATTGTGGGTAGAAGATGATTTGGGTAAAAATACTGAAAGTTGGGTTATTGGTCAATGTTTGAAATATATCAAACTCAATCATCCTGAAATAAAATGTTTGATAAGTTATGCTGATCCTGATGCTGGACACATCGGTACCATATATCAAGCTACCAATTGGCTGTATCAAAATATTGAAAGACCCAAAGGTACCAGTGGTTATATTGTTAGTTTTGATGGTGGTGTTAAATGGCAACATTCACGTACACTATTTAACAAATATGGTACGTTTAACTATAACAAATTAATAGAAGTACTACCCAGACCATTTAAAATCAAAGAATTGTCAGTCAAAGAAAGATATATCTATCCACTGGGAAGCAAAGTGGAAAAGAAAAATCTGATTAAAAGTTTGAATTATCCCATTATAGAATATCCCAAACTCAAATCAGATAAAGAAACAATAATAGAGTTTAATTAATAATCTTCAACTGAATATTACCCAGTGTAAGATTCTGCACAATAACATTCTTAGCATCAAGCAATTCATACTTGCTATCCACTCGCTTTACTTTACGATTGCCCTTCTTGCTCTTACGATACACAACGACACCACCACTATAACTTTTAACAATCAGTTGCGCAACTTTCTTACGCCATTCGTAAGCTGAAAAGTTATTGATAACATCAATCAAAATAGTACCAGTAATCTTGTTACGAATATCAGTATCAGATTTGATCATAACCAACAAATTATCAAACAATTCAAAATCAGCACTGGAAAACTCAGTGATCTTCTTACGAAAATATTGATTAAAATACTTGGTAACGTTACTGTCAACAAAATAGGCATTCAAAATCTTATCACAAAACGAACGAATCATAACAAGTTCATTGTAACGATCAGTGACTTCACCCCTCGTTTTGATAGCAAAATCAATAATGCCACTTTCCTTCTTCAATTCATACGACTTGTCATTAAGCGTTACATCACCAGTTTCACCACGTTTGATATTGCTCTTGCGTGAATCACCAAGCATCAAAAACATAGACAACTCACCACGACCAGTTTGATGCTTGATGTTCTCAGGCAACGCAAGCACATTGTCAATTTTATGTGCATCACTGTTAACATCATTCACTTCCTTGAGGAACTCATCCACACTGTCAAATTGAGGAAGCTTGTTGATGCCAATGTCAGTCAACGATGCAACCAAGTGGTCAACCCTAGAAAGGTGAGACTCAGACTTGTTTTTCTTCTCAAGCTTGAGAAGTCCATTTTTGATTTGATTGCTAAAAAAAGTGGTAGATTTGGTGCTCATCACAAGTACCAATCTACCACCTTTTTTCAAAATGTCAACAGCTTATTTTAAACCTTTATAAGTTTCAATTGGCTTTTTTGTAGCCAAGTCTTGGTCAAGAATGTCAATTGCTTTTTTCTTAGACTTATAAAAAGCGTGGGTCAACAATTTAAGATCCACATCTTCAACGTCATATCCCATCTTAATATACTTAACCAATCGTTTCAATGTTACACTAGGATAGTAAATACTACCTTCATTAAACTTCAATTTATTAGTCTTGATATCATCTAAAATGCCATTTTCATAAACTACATTGGTACCATCATAAGCAATGCGACATACATTGATATCAAATGACTTAAATAGTTCTTCAATAGTATCAAAATATTTGAATGTTACGCACTGAATCTTCCAATCAACATCCATATACTTAATTGTAAGTGTACAATGCCACTCACTGTATATGGTAGATTCAATTTTTATATATCCCGCAGTAACACTGCTTACACTCAGATCATATACAAACTTTTCAAATTGTTCTTTGTTTTTAAAGAATACATCTACATCAGCATTTGTTAATGGTAACTTACGATAGGTTCTATGTAAACAACCACCAGCAATCCACGGACCATTTTCAGTACACTTAGGCAATAACTCAATCAAATACTCCAACACACTTGATGTGGGTAAATGCTTTACAAATAAATTTAATGTGGTCTTTTCTAGTTTCATTGGAACTTTATATGGTTCTTGTGGTAGTTCCACAAATTTAATATCCAGATTCATAAATCTTCTTCAATACGTTGGGATAACAATTGTCTGGGTAGTCTTTACTATTCTTTCCACTACTATAACTCAAACAAATTGATTCTTCAAGCACTGGTTCAAACTTTCGTTTGGTCTTGTAAAACATATTTACACTATTATTGGTGCAAGTTTGATAAAAATCACAACCTACACTCATACACATACCAATATCATTTGTCTTGATACTATACTTTTTCATAAAAATAAGGGAGGTACTGTTACATACCTCCCTTTTGATATCAATCCTTACTTCCAAGAAGATACGTATTGCTAATAGCCTTGAAACTAAACTCCTTCTCAAGACCACGTACAACCACACCTTCCCTATCAACTTCCATATTCAATACACTCTTACCTTCAGCATACCTCAACATATAGTCAACAATATTGTTTTCATTTGGAATTACAAATCCATACTTCTCAAGTACAGGCACCATCTGCAATTGCAAACCAAACAATACCCACTCAAGTTCATCAAAGAACATACGGCGACCCTTATCAATGTCATAACCAGTAAAGAAGTACAACTTGTGGTCGCTCAATCCATACAAATTACCATTGATACCAGCACCAATTAGTTCTCCCTGCAAAGCAATATTCTTGCCGTGTTTAGTCATCTTGTCCTTCAATTCAAGCACCTTGGCCATACGCCATAGACTATTGTCATCAGTTTCAGACAACTCCCAATTGCGGCCACAAACACCAAATACACCGTTGTTAAAATAACAAGTGAAACTAGTACCATCCAACTTTTCAGTTATATAAGCACGCTCACCAACTGGACTAAATCCAACTTCACTCTCAAAGTTCTGAATACGAATTTCCTCAGTCTTTGGAATAAAGCTAGGAAATGTTCCCTTGATCTTTCCAGCCAATTGAGCGGGAATAGGAGGTTCATACTTGACAATATCAAGAGCCTCAGTCAAATCATCACCTTCCTTTGGATTACTAATACCCTCTGGAATTGGAGTCAATAGACCCTGACTGATCTGTCCACGGAGCCTAATGGTCTTGAGACGAAATCCCTCAGTAGAACCCATACGCTTGAAACTACTCTTGCGTAGAAATTCAAATTGAGGGCGGATCGGCAAAAAGCTGTCAATTTCGTAATAAACAGCCAAATCACCCACCTTGTATTTAGTCACAGAATCTACTACCCACCAACCCCCCACACGATATGCGCAAATTTTATCTGCTCCTTCAATTAACTTGATTTCTTCAATTTTTTTGATTGACGCTAGTTTTCTCATAAAATTTTTTTAAACTATTTTTTATTTTTTCTCTCGTCTCTAACGATACACTATGTCCCTTCAAAGTACAAGATGTTTTTCTTCTTTTTTCCGGATTTAGATTTGCATTTCTGATGTTTTCAAGTGCATCTTTAGAAAAAGATTGTTTTTTCCTTTCAGGTCCTATTTTTTGAGTATTGCCTCTACCAAACAACCATCCATTTGGTATACCCTCATCATCTTTGAATTTTTTAGATTCTAGTGTTATGGGATTATGATACCATTTTTTACCGATTTTAGATTTAATTTGATTTAATTTATGTTGTACTGACCAAGTGGTACCTGTTTTAGCTTTTCTCATTTTTTCTCTCGTTTCAATCGAACGAGTTTTTCCTTTATTTAGTTGACTTATTTTTAATCTTGTTTCAGCTGTCATAGGTTGACCTCCCCATGCATATGGAGTTATATTATAACCTATGTCTCTATTTGTAGAATTAAATTTTTTAATATAAAATTCTTCTTTTTCTCTAGCGTCGTTAAATGTAAAACATTCTTCTAATATTTCTCGGTTAAAACTATTTTTTCCATATTTTTTAATTGCACTGGTAATTAGTTTTCCACTACCAATGTATCCATCATCAATGTTATCAGTTTTATGTTGACCTATGTATATTTTATTATTGACTGTACAAGTTGTTTTATATATAATCCATTTCTTCATACTAATAAGTATGAAAATGAATATTGTTAATTACAACTTGCTATCTTATTTTTCTAAATTAATAACTGGTAAACTCAACCTCAAGTGACTTGAAATTAATAGTAGACGGATCTACATTCAAATCAATTCCATCATTTACAACAAACACCTTCAAGTCCTTCTTGGTATCAAGCGAGGGTCCACCACTACAGCTACAACCAGAGCTGTAACACCAAGTGACGTTACCATCCTTGTCAACACCAATACCCTCATAAGAGTGGTGACCATAACCACCATCCCAATTCTCAATCTCCTTGAAAATTACGATGTGGTCATCATCAAACTTGCTCTTAGGAAGAGTGTCCCAATTCTTTACAATGTAATCTACGATATTCATTACTCCTTAACTCTACCACGTAGTTTAAACAAAGTCAACAAAAAACCCGCCAGATTTCTCTAGCGGGTTTCTCCACTTATCCTACCACTTATCGGTTGGTATTTCCAACATTAATGAACGGCACAACTCCTCCGCCATTATATACCGGCAACTTACCATCCCACCTCTGAAGCGCTTCATACTGAACCAGTGCCGGGGTTAGAGACTGAGCCAACACCAAGTTAGCCTTGGACTGAGCCTCTGCCTTAAGAGCAATACTCCGAGCCTCACCCTCTGCCTTGGCAATGTTACTTTCCTTCTCACCACGAGCCTTCTCAATCACCTGATCCGCCTCAGCCTTACTTTGACGAACCTTGGTTTCAGCCTCAATAGCCTTCTGACTAGCTTCTAGTACAGCATTGATACGAGTCTGAACACTCTGATCAACACGAAGACCACCGTGGAAGCTGATCAACTCAAACCTAAATCCCTTGGGTCCAAGTTGGACGTTAAGATTGCTCTTAACATTGTCAAGAAGATACTGCTTCCTCTCACCAAAGATGTCACTAGCCTTCATAGTACTAGCAACACGATTGAATGCGTTATTCACCTCATTCCTCATAAATCCATGAGTAATAACATCAGGCGACTGACGAAACTCAACGAAAATCTGAGGAACCTTCTCAGCAATAAACGTGTAAGCCAGAGCAATATCAGCATTAACCACCGCACCTTCAATACTATTGAAAGTTACACTGTCATCGCCAGGACTTTCCTTGCTCCCACGTTCACGATCCCACACAGCATTCTGCATAAAAGTAGGGAACTTATAGATATCCTCAGTGATAGGGTTGTAGAACACACCACCAGTAACCAACGGGAAATCATTGACTCCCTTCTGGCTACCCCACTGATTTACCTTGATACCAACATAACCAGGCTCAACCCTATCACAACCAGTGAAAGTTGAGATGGCGACGATACCGGCGATTAGACTAACGATCTTCTTATTCATTTTCTTTGTTTTTATTTTCTTTGTTTTTATTTTCTTCTAGTTTCTTGACCAACTTGGTCACATCACTTTTTAAGATTACCAGCGTGCTGATAAAAAGTCCAGCAAAAAGTGCGGACCCGATAAGATTTGCAATGTCACTTTTTTGATTAATCAATATCACGGATGTGTTAAAAACATAAGCACCCGCTGTCATCAAAACAAAATACTTTGTGCAATACTTTACAATATTTTTATTACTAAACATATATTAATTCTCCTTGATATAAAGTTCTGGAACTTCAGTGGTCAATGGAATAACTACATCATTCAAAGGTTCATCTGATTCAGCTGAATCATAATCGCCGTCTCTTGTGTTTGGAATAGGCAGATTATCAATATTCCAATTTGCACGACATTCTTTGGCAGTCTTCTTTAGTGGAGGAAGTTCATTGCCATCCTTGTCATATACAATGACATACTGAAAACTATTATCATAGGTACAATCGTTGTACTCACTATGAACTACCATAACCATTGTGGTTGCTTCAGGAGGATAATACTTCTTGGCAAACGCAATATGTTCACTATACTTTTGTGTATTAGGAACGTAACCAAGTTTGGCTAGATCCTGTAATGTTGCTCTACGATATGAACTCATATATTAAAACTTTAGAACTTCCTCACGGATAATAGACAGATGTTCATATTCATCACCATATAGGTCTTCGTGGATACACTGAACATCACCAAAAAGTTCAATTAGTGATTCAAGCAGTGGATTTGGCTTATATTCCTTCGTTGCATTATCCCACTCACGTTCAACTTCTTCACCTTCTACTACAATCTTGAGATCTTCATATCCAATATAGAATGAGGTTGCGCCACCATCGTTAAATTCGTGGTTATTAAGATACATCTCAATGCTGTCCAGTGTAGGATTATCAACAAAGATCTTCTTTAGTTCAGCCTTAAACTCCTTCTGGAGTTCTGACTTAACTGTGTTGAGTTGATTCTTTAGCTCTTCAATTTTCTTAAGTGACTCTTTCATATGTTTTGTTTTGTTTTGTTAGTCTCCGATTACATTTTTAATACTACCACCGAAAGTTTTAGAAGTCAAACCATTTTTAGCACGGGATTTACGACCTTCATCAATTTTCACAAAGCTAGGAGGATGTGAAATGCCATTCTGCATCCAACTCTTGAACTCCATTTCAGCCAGATAATCTTGTGCTGAAGGAATAAACTTATTAGCAAAGTCTTCCAAACAATGTTGTTCACCAATATCCCGCACACTTACACTACGTCCATCACTATTAATAATAGTAGGAAAACGATGATCACTTGTTTCTGGACCACTATTAGCAAACTTTACTCGTTCCAGAATATTACTAAGAAACCAACTATTGTGGGTTAGAGCACGATGTCGGTTATCCGCAATTGCACCCTTACTACAATCCATAAAGGCGTGAATAGGTTCATAATCCTGTGGCTGACCGCCGAACTTACGGACTGAACTTTGAGCGTGAATATATGGCTTTGACATAACAAACTCAATCTACCACAGGTTTTATAACAAGTCAAAACAAAAATCCCCTCTTTTTACGGAGGGGATTTGTATACTTAATGATGTTTATCTTGCTTAACGTGGTTCTTATTCAACATAATCTTCTGAATCTCTGGGAATGACAACGGCTTACCGTGACCATCCCAACCTACATCCAGAATTTTATTGTCTGGATAATCTACCTGAGTGGTTGGATTGGTATAGTGACTATGACCACTCAACTGCCAAGCACCCTTTTGCATTTGGTTAAAGATTTGATGTGGGTAATGATGAATAACAATCATATGACCGTTTACAATCAATTCCTTATAATAACCCAGATAAGTTAGTTTACCAATTGCATATGGATACACTTCAATGCCATCATTAGGACTGTTACCAGTGAATCTAACCATATTCAAATGGCCAGCAACAGCATCTTCATAATGCTTACGAATACAGCTGTTATGATTGCCCCAAATATAAGCAATGTTTTGACAATTGATTCTAGCCAGAATTTCATTGAACTCAGGCGGAGTAATATTAAGACAAAAATCACCAAGATGAATTAGTGTATCTTCTGGACGCACCACTTCATTGATCTTCGCAATCAAAGCATCATCGTGTTCATAACGATCTTTATATCCTCTAGCTTCAAATATGAAGCTTTGATTATGTCGGAAATGAGTATCACTGGTAAAGAATACCTTGTGATCATCATTATGAATTAGTTTTAGCGGTCTTTCAAACATAAATTACCTCATCAATGCCTTCATTTGTAGAAGGTTCTTCAAACTTAGCAAGCATTTTGTCGATTACAAAAGTAGGTACAACTCTACCACCTTCACTACCTCTCTTCTGGTTTCGTGCAATTAATCCATCACGATCCATCTTGAATACAAGAGCAACTACCTTTGCACCATACTTTTTGGCTGTATTAGTGTAGTCACTTCGTTCTCTACGATTTACACTAGTTGCGTCTACTAATACATTTTTACCATCTTTTAGAAATTCGTCAACCTTTCGTTTGATATGACCAAAAACTTGATTTGTGCAAGTTTGGTCCGTTTCTCCACTTCCAAATTTTGCACGTAGTTCATCACTACTTAGATATTCAATATCTTTGTCTTTAATAAAGTTCTTTGCATAAGTTGACTTACCACTTCCAGGCAAGCCAACGGCAATATAAATTGTGTTATTCATATGTGTATATTAACATCTACTTGTTATAAAGTCAAGAGAAAATTGTAAAGAGGAAGTAAAAGATGTTTATTTGGGGTGGTTGATATGGTATATATGTAATGTAATCAATGGTGGTTACACAAACAAAGGAAATATATGTTAAAATATCTATTAGTATTAACCGCAGCATTATCTCTAAATGCTCAAGAAGGTCCAAAAGGTCCACCTCCAGGTAATCGTCCTCCTCGTCCAAAGTTGACAGAGGAACAAAAAGCACAACGTGTTGCTTTGGTTGCTAAATATGATGTGAATAAAGATGGTAAGTTGGACAAAGAAGAACGTACCAAGGTCAGTGATGATGATCGTAAATTAATGAGAAGTTTTGGTCCACCACCAGGCGGTCCAAGAGGTCCAAAACACGATGGTCCACCAAAAGATGGTGATAGACCAACCAAACCAAAGAAGAACTAATAAACAAATAACCCCACTAAATTAATAGTGGGGTTTTCATATTCAACTAATATGTGAATTAGGCAGTGGTTGTTGGATCATTGTCACTAGCAGCTTCCAAACGAGCAGCTTGTGCATTTACCAAGTCAGCAGCAGCTTGAATTGCTTCTTCACTTGGATGTGGAGTGTTTAATACTGTTACAGCACTATCAGTTGCAGCACTCAAACGTGCCAATGCGTCTTGTAGATTATTAATTGCAGCCATAATTTCGTTTAACCTTTCAGTTTGTTGTTTGTTACTATCTAAAACAGCTTTCAATAACACTAAATCATAACACTCGTTATTATCGTTATTACCAAAAACCATCTTAAAAAACTTTTTTAGTGTATTCATATAATATTAAATATCAAACTCTTGTATATAATTAGTTACATTAAAGTAAAAAACCCCACCAATTTATTTTAATCGGTGGGGCTTGATATAAAGATTATCTTTTTTATACTAATACAGCGTCATATAACTGGGTTGAATTTGCAGCTTTTATTCGAAGATGAACTTTGCCATCACTCGATGTCATTACATCAATTACCTCAGCGCCTTTTAAAGCAAGTTCAGGTAGTGAACCACCATCAGTAGTTACTTCACTTAATGCTAATTGTGGCAGTCCCAATCGATTTGCTAATGCTTCAACTTTAGATTGGTTACCTTTACGAACTTTTAGTTCAGCTAGTTCATCAACCATATTAAAGTATTCTTGTCCTTTGGAACTAATAATTTGAGATTTGATATTACGTTTTTCATCTTCCAAAGCTGGAGTGTCACCGTCGTAGCTTAAAGCTACACTCTTAAGAGTTTCTATAATTTCGATGTATCGTTCAATCATAGATACAATGTCACCAGTGTCCTCGTTCAATTTTTTACGTAGAAGACCCAAGTGTTTTTGAAATGTTTCATCTACTGGTCTTTTTAATCCACCATCTGTATAAAGTATGTCTAATACTTGTTTAAAGTTTTCATCACTCCAATTTGGAAAGTTGCTTCTAATATCGGAATCTCCTTCTCCTTGACTCAAACTTACAAAATCTTTAGCTGAGATTCCCAAAGAATATGAACCTTTACCAAAATGTTTTATATATTGCTTAGCAGTATCTTTTACTACTTCATCTGATACGCCACTACCTTTTTTAACTTTTTTAACAATTTTTACAAACTCGTTTCCTTTCAATTCATAACCACTTTCTTTGAATTCATCCACCAATTCATTAAATGCAGGCGTACCTTTTTCAATATCTAAATCATCCAAAACGGTATCAACTTCAAATGAAGAGGCATAACCACTACTATTTTGATCTAGCCAAAAGCCTAGTTTAGCACCTATGGTGTCGTCGTCAGGCTCAAATAATCCTTCATTCAATTTTTTATTGAGAAGACCTAAATGTTTTTTAAATGTTTCGTTAAGTTTATTACTCATATAATATAAATATATAGAAAAATAAAAAACCCCACTAAATTAATAGTGGGGTTAGTGTTTTAATTATTTAAATGATTAATTATTTACTTATTAGTAGAGTTATTAAAATCATCAATAATACTTTCTATCTCCTCCTTCGCATTTTGTCTTCTGCCAAAATATTTTGAACTAGTAAATCTATGAACCGCAATCAACCTTTTTATTCTTTCAGCCTTCTCAGGATCACTCACTTTCACCTTTTCATACGCGTCTTCCCATTTTTTCCTCAATTGAATATTGTCATATCCTACCTTGCCGCTAAGTAATACAGCACCCGCAACAGCCATAGCTGTCAATATATCTTTAAAACCTTCATTTAAAAGATCAACATTTTCTTCAGACATAGATTCATTCAATCTTTTGTGTAGAAGAGTTAAATGCTTTTGAAATGTTTCGTTAAGTAAATTGTTCATATCTATATAAATATATACAAAAAATAAAACCCCACTAAATTAATAGTGGGGTTATTGTTTTAGTTCTTTAATACTTGAAATAGTAACTTCTTATATTCTTCCTTGCCCAATGGACGATTATCCAAAATTTTGAACAAAAAAGCCGCACGATTGGTATTACCATAAGCTGAAATTACTTGTTCAGCCTGTAACTTACGAGTAGGTAGAGTCTTGAGTCTGTTATTCACAAAATCATTCATACCACTCACAATCAGATCCACTTCCTTCTTAGCATCACAAATACGGCTAATTGTACCTTTAATTTGCTCTGCTAACTCAAAATCAAAAGTGGTAAAGATATAGTTGTAGAAAGTCCGATAGTCAGGCATACCTTGCTCTAGCCAGACATCCAATACTTTTTCTAGTGAACTAAGTTCAGACTTTAGATGATGTAACAGGAGATATTTTGA